TGGCAAATTGCCTGCTTACATTGTTCATGCTATGCTATTGTTGATTGGGACTTGGTACGCTACACGTGAGAGTGTATCTTCAGGTTCTATGATGCCAATACCACATGCATACGACATGCTCATTGATTTGGCTCAGAACTATGACTATGAAGACGCAATACTTAAAACACATATACAAATAGTTAACAGTTAATAAGTTATGTTTGCTGGATTCCTAAACGAGGTAATTGAAGTTCTGAAATATGAAAAGACAACCAACAACTATGGCGAGACCATAAATGTTTTGGTGAAAGAATATGAATGTAGAGCAAAAGTAATACATGCTAGTGGTTCTCGTGCAGTAATAAACTCAGAAATACAATATCCTTATCAGAAGACATTCGTGATTAGGATTCATGTTCCAATACATGAGGACAATCTCATTCGTTGGGACGGAAAGCTATATAGAGTCTTGTCTATAGACAGAGACAGAAACAAGCAGCAAACGGTTGTGCAGACAGAAATTGTGAACGAATAGAAATGAAAGCGGTGTTCAAATGCGACATAGAAGACAAATGGCCAGAGTTTTATGACTACACAGTCGAGGAATTGACATACGCAATACGTAGAGCCGTCAATACAGCTGCTTATATGCTAAAGACACAAACTCAATCAAACTTCAATTCTACTGGAATAAGAAATGACAGGAATCCGAAGTATATTGACACACTGAGTGATGCCATACGAATGAGGAAGTCAAGAGTAACGAATATGGGAGAAGACATATTTAGTGAAGTTAGCATACTGGGTTCAAGAGAGACTGGGAGCGGTACATTTAGATTGAGATTCTTTGAAAAGGGAACAAATGACCGTTATCAGAACTCAATCAATGGCCATCCATTGAAGAAACCTCGTTATGTTGGTAGAATAAAGCCATCATGGTTCTTCAAGAACGCAAATGTAGCCATTGAGTCCCAGATAGATTCAATATATAACGACCAAATAACAAAAGCAATAGAAAAAATAAACAGCACTAATATATGATACATTCACTAAAGATAGGGCAATTGATTTACCAAAGACTTTCAACTGATGAAGCTTTTGTAAGTCGTATAGGTCACAGCCTTCCAGACTCTAAAAAAATCTTTCCCATTATTGCAGACAATGACACTAAGTTTCCTGTCGTATTGTACACAAGACAAGGTGTAAATCCAGATAGGATGACAAAAGATGGTTTTTGTCAAGATACAGTAACGTTCCAAATAACTGTTGCGTCAGATTCTTATGATGAATCTGTTGAAGTAGCAGATATGGTTCGTAACTTATTGGAAATGAAATACATGGCCAATGAAGAAATATCACTGACCGAAACATACATGATTAGTTGCAATGAGTCATATAATAATGAGACATACATACAGCAACTTTTGTTCACAACAAAGGTCAAAAATGTATAAAACTACAATTAGTCAAAAATTCTATATTACAAAATAAAAATATCATTACAATACAATGGACATTATTAAGGGTTCAGATTTAATGTTGTTCGTTAAGAGAGGAAACGTTACTAAGTCATTAGCTTTTGCTACCTCTCATAACTTCAGCATTAGCGCAGATACATCAGACATATCTACAAAAGACCATGGCTTTTGGGGAGCAAAAGAAGTGACACGTATCACTTGGAATATCCAGACTGACAATCTTTATACTGTTGATGAGTTCAATTCATTGTATGACTTGATGATTGCTCGTCAAGCTATTCCTGTATATTTCACTTTGAAAACTCCTACAGAAAGACAAGGTATTCCTGCTACAGTCAATCTACCTGGTGATACTCAAAATACATGGCACATGTCTACTGCTTCTGGTGAAGAAGGTTACTATGGCTTAGTTTACATCACATCATTATCAGCCAACGCAGCTGCTGGTGACAATGCTACTTTCTCAGCAACATTTGATGGAATCGGAGCAATCACTAAGGGCTTGCCTGGACAAGTTGAATCTATGGCATCAGGTGGTGGTGGTTCTTCAATCAATCATCAGTCATATAGCGGAACTGTTACAACCACAACTTACAACAAGGTTGACACAGCACAAACTGCTTATGATTCTTCAGCAGACTACTACATCTATGACAATGGTGACTTCGTCAAGGTTGAAATCACCGAAAGCAAGTATTCAAGCAATGAGCTTGTTATTTACACTAAGGGCACA